GAGTACGATAAGCTGAAGGTTCGTATCACAGTCGAGAGAAACTAATGGTAGACGTCATCCCCACACCCAAGAAGAACGTAATACTGGATGCGACCATGCTGTCATCCCTGATGGCATGTGCTCGATTCGGTGACTTACGTTTCAATCATCGTTTCACCACTTCCAAGGGACGCTCAAATTCCTTGGAGGTGGGCACACTCATTCATAAGGTGCTTGAAGTATTTTACAAGCATCAGATCAATGGGTTCCCGCGCACTACTTCAATCGGTAGTGCTCTCACAGCCGGGCAGTTATTCATTACCGGCTGTCCTCATTGTGCTGATGGGCAGACTGATAAGCCAGAATGTAAACACAGTCCGGGTGAGTATCCTGGTCTACAGAACACGCCCGAAATGAATGAGCGGTACACTGTAGGATGGCGCTTCGCTCTCGAAACCTGCCAACAATACTTCGATTTCTACAAGAACGATGCATTCATTCCTCTATCAGCCGAGCAAGTGAAGGGTGAAGTGCTGTACGAGGATGATGAGATTCGTGTCATGTGGAAGGCGAAGTTCGATTTAATCCTTGACACTAATCAGATTGGTATCGTGTCAATGGACCACAAGACATTCAAGCAACGTCGTGACAAGACACTGTTGAGCAATCAGTTCATTGGTCAGTGTCTATTGCTCAAGAGTCGGAATGTAATGGTCAACAAGATTGGCCTACAGACTTCTCTCAAGATTGATGAGCGATTGACGCGCGAAGTCGTGTCATACAGTGCGGATAAGCTGTTGGAGTGGCAGTCTGAAATCCTTCCGTACTACGCCTACAAGTTCGTGCAGTTCTCAGAGACAGGATACTGGCCTCCGAACTACACCCACTGTGACACGATGTTCGGTCCTTGCATGTTCAAGCCCATGTGTGAGGCTGATAAGAACATGTGGGAAGAAGTTCTGAGGAATGAGTTCCAGATAGCTCCTATTTGGGACCCCACCAACAAGTCTGACGAGTAGTGAAGGGAGAGAGAAAATGAAGGTAGAGAAGCTCATATCGATGCTACTTGATCTTCCATCGGGCACGGAAGTTTACGTGGACAACAATGGTGAGACGTTCCATGAGATGATTCTGGAACGTATCACTGAGTCTCATGACGACCCGACTATCATCGGCTATCTCTTGACAGACAAGACACGGCTGGATGAGGACAAGGTGATTGTGAACTAATGCCTACAATGACCGACGTAAACTTCGATGCACTATACTGTATGTTCAAGGGAGAACCTGGCACACGTAAGTCTACTCAAGCCCTGTCATTCCCTGGACCACAGTACTGGTTTAGTTGGGATAGGAAGATGAACGGCATCTATCTACCCATGAAGAAGTGGGGACTGGACCCTAAGACCATCACATATGATGACTATGATGATTGGTCTAAAGCCAAGAAGAAGCTAGAACAACTTCAGGTTCAGTGTGATTACAAGACACTGATATTTGATTCATTAACTAGCATGGCTGACATGACACTCCGACAGACAGTGAAGATGAAGTATGGAGTAACACGCGCATCGGGGGCACAGGCAGGTAAACTCATCGCTGGCATCGCTGTCAACGAGATTGAGGATTACAATGCTGAGTCCGCTGCCTTGCAAGAGCTCATCGCTCTCACGAAAGACATCAATGCATTCCACAAAGTCAACATCATTCTGGTTGCTCATGTGGTTCAAGCTGAGTACCGGAATACAGCGAACAACACAACTCACATCAGTCGCACAATCGTGACGGCTGGTAAGAAAGTCGCTCCCAAGATCCCTGCATATTGTGGTGAAGTGTATCACTTCAATATCGACAAGGGATTGGAGGTGGGCGGAGGAGGATCATACACACTACTGACTGAGCATACTGGAGATGACTTCGCGCGTTCGGCTCTAGGACTACCCCACAAGATTGAATTTGGTGACAAGCCTCTGTATGACACGTATCTCAAGCCGGCCATCGCTAAGGTCCGTGAGACATACGTGCCTACTACCAAGTTCTGATTGAAGGGGAATAACACAACACCAACGACACAGGAGACACTACAATGCCTATCGTGCAATTCACTGATCGTGATTTACTGCGGGGGAAAGTAGTCGAGCCCGCATGGTACTTGGTGCAGATCGATGGTATTGGTGAGGGTCCATCAAAGGATGGTGGCTCAACCAACTACCCCGTGGAAAGTATCATCATCAAGAATGCGGATTCTGGTGATGAGAAGTTCAAGGGCGTGCCGGTTGATTGGAACTTCAATTCCAAGGCTATCGGATTCGCTGTTGGATTCCTTGCAGCACTTGGCGTGGACGTGAAGGCAGGGGCTAGATTCGACTTGGCTCATGCTGCGGGTAAGCAGATCGAGGTATTCATCGAGAACGGTGAGTATCAGGGGCGCATGGTCAACCGCGTGAATCACAAGTATCGCGCGGTTCGCTCGTAGTTAACTATGGGGCTGGATTATTCGTGTCTCTTGACGATAGTTTACCGTCCGTAGGCTATTCGCCGCCCTAGACGATAATCTGGCTCCACTCTAACAAAATGACTCTAAACTGAGTCCAACCTACGTGGAGAAGTGTAATGGAAAACCCTGAAGAAATACCGATCAAGGAACCTGAACAGCTTGATCTTCCCTTCGAGGACGATGAAGAAGAAGAAGATGACGAGGAAGATCCTGATGTCGAGGTAGACGAAGATGACTCTGATGATGAATCAGAGGACCCTGACGAAGATGAAGATGAAGATGACGATGAAGCTGAGTCAGAGGAAAAGAAATAGACATTCATCAAACACATAGTTTTTGCCATAGGCTGTGTGTTGGTGATAGGGGACACGCTCAAAACTACAATAGGGTAGATTACGAGCGTGTCTCCGCTTTAACCTGAGTGTAGGAAAATGACTGACACGATTGAAAGAAAAGTAGTTGGTCGAGTGATTAAGGTTAGCAGAAAGGGATGGGGATTCATTAGTTCGAGGGAGATTGAATTTACACGCATCTTCTTTCACTGGACATCACTCAGACAAGATACTCTACCATTCCTCGAACTCAAGACAGGGATGATGGTAGAGTTTACTCCAGTACAGATTGCTGGTAAGGGATACAGAGCAATTCATGTGCGTGTAGTTGAGAAACCAAAGGAAGAAACCCATGAGCCCGAACCTGAGCCCGAAAATCCGGTGTCCACACTGTCAGAATGAAGATCCAAGAATGATGGAGCCGGTTACAATTTCTATCTATTATTGTGGCTGTTGTTCAAAGGTATTCGAGGTGGCTAATGAAACTGACACAAGCACAGAAGGTAAAGATAGTAGTAAAGATATTGAGAAAAAAGAATCCGGCCCTAACCGCACTTGAGGCTACTCATGTTGCGTTTCTAGTAGTGGAATCACTGGAGAAAGCTGAATCTGAAGCCATGTTGGAGAAGGGCGAATGAAGTACGTACCAGGTATCGGCCCCATTGGAGCCAAGTTCATGATACTTGGTGAAGGCCCATCATACGAGGAAGAAGCTGCCGGTAAACCTTTTGTTGGTCCATCAGGTCGTGAATTGGATAGGTTGTTGAAGGATGCTGGTATTCCACGTTCGGAGTGTTGGATTACCAATGTCTCGAAATATCGTGTGCCGGCGAATGAGGAGCGAAAGAAATTACCGTATCATATCCGCGCTCGTACTGTGGGTATTGATATGGACCAACAACTAACCGAATTACGAACAGAAATCAATGACATTAAACCTAACTGTATACTCGCTCTCGGTGGCACTGCTCTATGGGCATTATCCGGGAAAACTAAGATTAGTAAACAAAGAGGTTCTATCATGTGGGGTATGGGCAGTAAGTTTGTTCCTACCTATCACCCCGCACACCTGTTACATAGTGCTGCGGGTGGAGAAATCAAAGGTTATTGGAACAGACAAGTAATGATATTCGACTTCAAGCGTGCATGGGCTGAGTCCGCATCGCCCATGATGAACTTGCCTAGTCGAACACTTCAAATTTGCCGTAATTCAGGCGAGCTACATTACTTCCTAGAGACTTACAGAAACAATAAGAAGATGGCCGCTGATATCGAGGCTGGTGGTTCATGCCTCCCTATCTGTATTGGCCTCTCATTCAATAAATCACATGGCATGACAGTGCCATTGTGGAACTTCGATGATATCAGTTCAATACCTGACTCGGACTTAGCTGTGATATGGACAATGTTGTCCAAAATACTGTGGGAGAAAGACATTGTTGGACAGAATTTCAATTACGATCGGGACAAAATTAGACGGCTTGGATTCGCAATTCGATCCATTCATTCTGATACTCTGCTCAAGGCATTCGCAATTAACCCTGAACTGCCAAAGGGGCTCGCATTCCTTACAAGTATCTACACCCGAGAACCCTTCTACAAAGATGACGGTATGTATGAAGGGAGCACTAGAGATTTACTTCTCGGATGCGCACGCGACAGTTGTGTCACACTTGAAATAGATGAAGCGATGGAGACGGACATAGACGAATTAGGTGTCAGGAAGTTCTATGAAAACTTTCTGATGACTCTACCTGATTTCTATCTTGAGATAGAGAACAACGGGCTGTGCATCGACACTGATAAAAGGACTGAGTTGATAGAGAAATACGTAGAGTGGGATGAGCGGCTTGGATACGAGATGTTCAAGTTGGCGGGGATGGATATTAATCCCAGTTCACCTCTACAAGTACATGCACTTCTATTTGATGAATGGAAGCTACCACGTCGTAAGGGGACGGGTGAGGAGGAATTAACTGCTCTATTGAATCTGCAATCAGGAGTACGTGACCCAGATCAGAGAGTGTGGATTGAGAAGTGTCTTGAGAGGAGGCGCGTAAGAAAGACCATCAACACTTATCTGATGGCTATCCCTGATTACGATGGTAAGATGCGGACTACCTGCTTCATGTGTTTGGATACAGGTAGAACTAGCACAAGTCAGCAGGACCCACCTATTAGACCACTAGTTGATGTAGTCGGTAAGGGTAATAAGAAGGACATGAAAGTAATGGGCACGGCATTCCAGGTATTCACCAAGCACGGTGATATTGGGGCTGATGTGCGTTCAATGTATATACCTGAACCGGGCTATATATTTGTTCAGTTAGACTCATCACAGGCCGAAGCTCGTGTGGTGTTCAATCTAGCCACCGATGAACAGGCATTAAAGGACATAGACGAACATGATTACCATGCTCTCACTGCTTCTTGGTTCTTCGGTGGTGTGGAATCTGATTATTCTAAGGCGATATTGGGCTATGAAAGCCCGATACGATTTGCTGGTAAAACTCTCCGCCATGCAGGTCATCTTGGAGCTGGAAAAAGACGCGCATCTACAGAACTTAACACTCAAGCAAGAAAGTATAAAATTCCGATCACAATCACCGAATCAATAGCTGAGAGGGCATTGAAGATATTCCACTCGCGCCAACCTAAGATTCAGCGGGTGTTTCATGCTGAAGTAGTGGAGTGCCTGAAACAGACCCGAATGCTGATTGCTCCACTACCTTGGGGGGTTGATGCGGAACGAGGTGGTGTGCGTATTTTCTATGAGCGATGGGGAGATGACCTATTCAGAGAGGGATTCGCCTATATCCCACAACGAGCTGTCACTGATAATACCAAAGCCGCTGGTATTAGAATTAAGAGACAATTCCCAGAAGCGAAAATCATTCTTGAAAGCCATGATGCTCTTTTGTTCGCAGTGCGAATTGAGCATCTCGATGATTTCGTCCCAATAGCTAAGAAGGAAATGGAGCGTCCAATTAATTTCACTTGTTGTTCTCTCCGACGTAGATTCTTGAAGATTCCTTGTGAGGTCGAAGTAGGAGAGAATTACAAGGATTTGAAGAAATTCAAGATAGAGCCGGAGTATCAGAGTCCATCAATTAAGGCTCCCCTAATTCCACTCACTATCACTGAACAATTCACTGTGACAGATGATTAAGGAATGAGTAATGACATGGCTGGAAACACTACTCTCTCAACACTCAGAACTAGAGAGTCCAACAAATTTCTGGCTCTGGGGTGGACTCGCCTCAATATCAGCTGTGGTTAAGGATAATGTATGGCTTGATCGTCAGATTCACAACTTATATCCAAACATCTATGTGATGTTCCATGCTGAATCAGGTCTGAAAAAAGGCCCTCCTATCAGCATGGCGAAACAATTAGTCAGGGGTGTAGGTGGGACGCGCATCATCTCAGGGCGTAGCTCCATCCAGGGTATCTTGAAAGAACTTGGTACGGCCCAAACCCAACCAGGTGGCAGAGTAATCACCAAGTCTACGGCCTTCATTTGTTCCTCAGAATTGACCTCCAGCATAGTCGAAGATAAAGTAGCGACGGACATTTTGACCGACTTGTATGATAGACAATACAACATCGGTGAGTGGCGGTCCCTACTGAAGATGGAACAATTCAATCTGAAGGACCCGACTATCACGATGTTGACTGCAACGAATGAGTCACATTCAACTGATTTCTTTGGTAAGAAGGATATACATGGGGGGTTCTTCGCGCGTACCTTCGTTATATCTGAATCACTACGTCACCGAGCTAATTCTCTCCTAGTTCCTCTTACCAATCCACCGAAATATGAGGACACAATAATCTACTTGAAAGAACTTAGCAAATTACAGGGTGTATTCAAACCACTGGCTAGTAAACAACCAATAGATGGATGTCATATAGCCCATAAGGAATTAGAAACAGGAGAGACTAATTACTTTACTGATGCTGGTCTAATATATCAGGAGTGGTATGAGGAATTTATTGAAACTACACTCAATTCAGAAGTAAAAGATGATACAGGGACATTGAATCGATTTGGTGATTCAGTTCTCAAAGTAGCTATGCTCCTATCATTGGCTCGTTCTCCAGAGCTATACATAGATGAAGAGTCGATGCGACTAGCAATAGGTTACTGCGAAAAACTAGTCGGTAATGTGAGGGAAATGACTCATGGAAAGAAGGGGTTATCAGAAGCGAAGAACATTAAGAAGCTGATTATTGAGGAATTGTTGGGTCGTGAATCGCATCAGATATCACGAGCCATGTTACTGAAACGAATGTGGGCGCATTACAAGGATGCTAATGAACTAGATGAGATTATGCAGTCATTTGATCAGGCGGGGATGATTAAGACTGAATCGATAGGAAATCAAATCATCTATGTCATGCCTAGTAATCAGGTGCAGGAAATGAAGCGATACTATGCAGGGAAAAATAGATAACAAGGAGGATAACATGTTTATGGGCGATGTATTGATGGGTATTGGAGCGGTAGCATTCTCGGTCGCGGCACTTGCATTTACGGCACTATTTCTTGATTGGATTGGTATGCGTCACATCACTCGGAGGGCAAAGAAATGACGCCGCCCTCGACCCGAGCCGTGCTCATGCGTGACACGGTTGAAGCGATGCAGCGAGCGGCTGAATATGGCGTTTCAGCAATGGCCGCGCGTGTCCAGAGTCTATGCGTGTCGCACGAACACCTGCGGGCCGATCTGGAGGCCGCGCAGCAGGAACGGGACGCGCTGAAGAACTGCGGGAGAACCGTAGGCGGCTACTGCTTCAACTGCGTGACCTGCCTAGGCGTGTTGTTGAAGGACGCCGATGAGCAAAGCGAGCAATTGCAAGAGCGCATCAAGCGTATCGAAGGCGATATCGGACGGGACGTGATCCGCGCCGTGCAGCAGGCGCAGCAGGAACGGGACGCGCTGAAGGCGATCGGGCCGCATCTCTTGCATTACATCGAATGGTCTGGCCCTGTTCACGCTGAGCAGTGCCCCGGTGATGACACCTGCGATTGTCTCGGCAAGGAAATGAACGACGCCGCGAACGCGCTTGCCAAACTGCTCGCGCCGCCCCAGCCAGAGGAGCCGACAGATGATAATCCCAGTTCCTAAATACAATGAACCAGAACTCTCATTCAAGGATGAGAAGGATTTACAAGATGCGGCCTATATCAAATGGTATCTCAATGTCCCTTCATGGGTCTGTACACACTGTAAAGCGACCATGTTTGGTAGAATGGAATACTGCGTGTACTGTAAACTTCGTCTAGGCATTGATACTCCTAGACCTAATACCACGAACCCCCCTTGAATGTATAGTCAAGATTGGGTGAAACGAATTTACTTTGTGTTTGACCTTTATCGTATACCTGACTACCCATACCAGCAATAATGGGCGCGATAGCCGGTAGCAGATTTGGATCTTCTTTTGCCAAATCAATCACATCTCCCACAATGAGAGGAACAAATAGTTGAGCAGTTCGATCAGCCACACTAAATGGCTGATGTTCCGATGCATTCAACATATCGTATCCAAATTTGACTATCGGATGTAGTTTATTTGCTACAACTCTTTCGGAAACACCCCATCTAGTATCAGGTCTGTAACCCTGTCCTAATTCAAAGTCTTTCTGAGTAGCTGATGATGTTTCATGTCCACTTATCAATCGAGATAAACCTACTATGTATTGTTGAAATCCACCAGCAGGATCTAATCTCATATTCCCAATTTTAATCTTGCCGAAGTCTGTACTATTCAGATCAGTGGATACGTCTGCACCTGCCATACTAGCCAATCCACTCATTGTATACCATATACCCGCAACCGATATTGCAGATTTTAAGTATTGTTTTCTCACGAATGGACTAGCCATCATGTAAGTAGCTGGATTCAGCATTCTCATGCGCGATGCCATCAGTCGGGGTGAAAAGATGGTATCAGTCAGTAGTTTAGCATTCTGCTCAAAATTAGATTCCTTCAAACCTAATCTACCACCTTCAAAAGTGGGCCGCGCAATTCTCAATGGACCCCTACCAGTAGCTGTATTCACATAGTCAGCTATTTCCCTGGCAAAAGGCAAATCAGTCATTGGATCTCTTGCTCCTTTTGTACCAGCCTTGAAATCCGCTGATGCATCTCTTAGTAATGATTCAAATGTATCGGCTCTTAATTGATTTAGATATGCTGTATAGGCTCGATTAGTAGCTCTATTGGCACGTCCAAGAGTACTCTTATATCCTCTTTGAGCTGGATTATTCTTTCCAAACATTTCACCAGTTTCAGCCCAATTAGATGCAATACTTTCCTCTCTTTTAGTCAAATCAGTACCTACATCCATCAGCTTAACTCCAGCTCGTTGTGCCCATGATTTGGTAACTTCACCAGTAGCTTGATTCACTTCATTCTGGAATAGCGGTCGATTCTTCAGATCCGCAAGTGTTTTTTGATATGCAGCTTCAGATCCTAATGCTTTAATTTGTTGTTTCCATGAAGTCCACCAT